ACGAAGATCAATTTGCACAGATTTGGAATGAAGCTAACAAACGCTTCGACGAATTTGGTAACGAACAAGATATAGGTCGTAATGGATTCGCTCCTTATATGGCTATTTGGAGCCAGCATCCAGATCGTGATGATAAGTGGATGCAAGAAGAAATGTCACGTGTCGGTGAAGAACGCTTCCGACGTGAACATAATTGCGAATTCCTGGTCTTTGACGAAACACTAATCAACTCAATTAGTCTTGCTAATTTAGAAGCGTCTAATCCTATTATGAATATGGGACAAGTTCGCTGGTACAAAAAGATTGATCCAGCTTCTACATATATTATCAGTCTAGATCCTAGTTTAGGTACAGGTGGCGATTACGCAGGTCTAGAAGTCCTTGAAATTCCTAGCTTTACTCAGGTGGCAGAGTGGCATCATAATACAACTCCAATACAGCAACAGGTTCGCATCTTACGAGACATCTGCAAATATATTGAAGATGAGTGTGAAAAACAGGATACTACTGTTAGTTTATATTTTAGCGTTGAAAACAATACAGTCGGTGAAGCGGCCCTAGTATCTATTAACGAGCTGGGTGAAGAAACGTTTCCAGGCATGTTCCTAAGCGAGCCAATTAAAAAAGGGCATGTTCGCCGTTATCGCAAGGGCTTTAATACTACCCACAAGTCTAAACTATCAATTGCCGCTAAGTTAAAGCAGTTAATTGAAACTAAGACTTTAACAATTCACAGTAAACCGCTAATTAGTCAGCTTAAAGCATACGTTGCCAAAGGGCTTAGTTTTGAAGCAAAAACTGGCGAACACGACGACTTAGTAGCGTCTTTATTGCTTAATATACGCATGGTTATGATGCTACAGGACTGGGATCCTAGTGTTTATGAGAAAATGCACGAACATGTTAGCGAAGACCTATTATTACCTATGCCAATCTACATTGGCGCATCTATATAAATATACAAATGAAGCCAATCGAAATTATAGCCAGCGATTTATTTGATAAAGTCCGTAGCAGATTCACCAATTTGCAAATGGGCGATGAAAGCGGATCAGTAACCGCAGACCCAGCAGCCGCAAGATTTTTTGATTTTGACTTTGCTGTAGAAGGCGTAAATTTAGGTCGCGTTAGTATTAGCATTAACGAAACTGGCAATTTAAAAGTTTATTACAGCCAGGGTATTACAGAAAATACCGATGGCATTACACAAACAATGTGGTACGATTTCTTAAAAGAAATGCGGTTTTTTGCAAAACGTAGATTATTAAGATTTGATACCCGCGATATATCAAAAGGTAATTTGGACAAAACAGATTTCCAATACCTTGCACAGAACGGAAACAAGGATCCTAACATGAATGAATCAGCATTAACCGGAAGTTCAAGAACTTCACATAGAAAGTTAGAAAATACAGATTTAATTATACGCCACTCAGAACCAATTGACCCTGATCAAAAGGGTGCTCGTAGCCGTAAAATTAAAAACTTGTTCATTCAAAATTCAGAAGGCGAGCGTTTTAAATTTCCATTTACATATCTTCCAGGCGCCCGTGCAATGCAACGTCACGTAGCAAATGGTGGTTATCCACATGATGCAGGTGGTAAACATATTGTTAAATGCTGTGAAGAAATTCTAAAATTAAGCGATTTTGGTCGTAAAGTAAAGCACTCAACATTAAACGACAATGCACACGGTATCATTGAACGTGCAGGTCAGAAATTAAAATCCTTGCGTCACCATATGGAATGTATGGGCAAGCAAGGTTACTACGAATCATGGGCAGAAGGCTTTAACGGTGACGAAGAAAATGTTATCGAAATGGACGATGCTACTATGGAAAGTTACAAAGATGCATTTACTGTTAATAAGTTTGACGAAGCATTATCAGATGTATTTCCTTTACTCCACGCTATTATGCAAGAAGCAGGCGAAATTGATCTTGACGATGTAATGACAGAAGCACAAGATGAAGATATTGAAGTTGCAGAAACTGATGAAGATAAAGCATTGGAATTTGCCGCGTTCGAATCTTGGGCAACTGCATTAGAGTCCGGAACATTAGAACCAGATGCGTTAATGAATCTTAAAGACTTCTTAGATCAAAATCCAGAAATGACTTTAGGTGCTGATGGCACAGAAGCTGTTGAAGCACTACAAGGTATTGGAATTGTTAGCGATGCGTTAGAAGAATTGATTACTGCAAAAGCAGGTCTTCAAGACGGCTCTAATACACCATTAAGAGATGTTGTGGGTGAGTGGTTGATGCAAGACGACCCAGAAGCCGCACAAGAATTAGGATTAGTACCACAAGCACCAGAACAAGAACCTGCACCGGAGCAAGATCCAGCAATGGCTCAACAAGAACCTGCTCCAGATCAAATGGCTCCAGAACAAGATCCAACAATGGCTGAAGGTCCTAATAAGAGTGATATTCCTGCATCACAGCGCAAAGCTAGTGGTAATCCAGATTGGAAAACTACTAGACAAGATTTAGAAAAACAACGCGAAAAGAATATCAGCGATCCAAAAACTCTTGCTAAGAACTCAGGACGTTCTGCTGATGAAGACCACATCGATCAAGGCGACGAAGAGCCATTAATTGAAAAGGGCGCAAGCAACGAAGAAATTTGGCAAGCAGTTGAAGGTTTCTTAGACAAAGATAAAGGTACATGGACCAAAGGTCGTCCTGGTATTGTAGCACATTGCTCGAGAGAGTTTGGCGAAGCCGGTGGTAAAAAAGCCGCTAAAGCTATTATGATTCTAAGCAAGAAATATCCAATGCAACCAGATGCACACCACGAACCCGAAATTGAAGGCATGGGTAACGATCCGTACCAACGTGATTTTGATTCGAGTCAAACAGGATTCGGTCCTCGAGAGCGTGAAGACGACGAAGGTGAAGACGAATCAGTTATAAAAATGTCTAATGATTCGTTTGAAGACATTATGCGTCTAGCTGGTTTACTTCCCTTAGCTGAGGCTGAAAAGAAAACAATGAGCAGAGCCGGTAAAGGTATGATGAAATATGGTAAAGACGGCATGAAGGCTCTAGCAAAAGCTGGTAAAGAAGGTAAAGATTTAGATAAAGTCCGAGACAAGTATAACAAGTATAAAGACTAATTGGTTAAAATTACCAGAAATAATCCTACTTAATTGTTGACAAGATAAATAAACTAGCATACAATATAACGTATGCTAGTTTTTTCTTTATGTAGTTGCATAGAGAAAAGAGGCAAACAAAGGCACATTAATTTAAGGAGAAATAACATGGCATCTTTGGCAGAAATTAGAGCAAAACTTCAGGCATCAAATCAACAAAACACTGGCGGTTCCGCTGGTGGCGATAACGCAATTTTCCCGCATTGGAATCAAGCAGAAGGAACAACTACTACAGTTCGCTTCCTACCAGACGCTGATCCAAACAACACATTCTTCTGGATCGAACGAGCAATGATCAAATTGCCATTCGCAGGAGTTAAGGGAGAAACCAATTCCAAACCCGTAACAGTACAAGTACCTTGCATGGAAATGTGGGGAGAAACTTGTCCTATTCTTACAGAGGTACGTCCTTGGTTTAAGGATAAGTCTTTAGAAGAGATGGGTCGTAAGTATTGGAAAAAGCGTAGTTATTTGTTCCAAGGTTTTGTTACAGACACTAAAATGTCTGAAGATAAAACACCAGAAAATCCAATTCGTCGATTTATTATCGGCAGTCAGATTTTTAACTTGGTTAAGAACGCACTAATGGATAGTGAAATTGAAGAATTGCCAACAGACTATGTCCGTGGCTTGGATTTCAAAATTACTAAGACTTCCAAAGGTGGATATGCAGATTACTCTACATCAAGTTGGGCTCGTCGTGAACGTGCTTTAAGCGATGCTGAAAAAGCCGCTATTGACACTCACGGTTTGTTTGATTTGAAATCATTCTTACCTAAGAAACCAGGTGAAGTTGAACTCAAGGTTATGAAAGAAATGTTCGAAGCGTCAGTAGACGGTGAAGCATTTGACATGGACCGTTGGGGACAATACTTTAAACCAGCGGGAATGGGCGGTAGCGGTTCAGCTACAGGTTCAAACACACAAGCGGCAGCACCAAAAGCGGCTCCAGCACCTACTCCAGCAGTAGACGAGGATGACGTCCCTTTTGAGCAAGCGGCTCCAGCACCCGCACAAAAAGTTGCTGAGGCTCAACCAGCTTCAGAAGGTTCATCAGCATCGGCTCGTGCCCAAGACATCTTGGCAATGATCCGTAACCGTCAGAAAGCAGAATAAGGAGTTAGACTATGGGAAAGGCCTTCGATATTTCGAAGTTCCGTAAGTCTATCACTAAATCTATTGATGGACTAGGAATTGGGTTTAACGACCCATCCGATTGGATTTCAACCGGAAACTACGCCCTTAACTATCTTATCTCGGGGGACTTCTTCAAAGGAGTCCCTTTGGGAAAAGTTACAGTTTTTGCAGGCGAATCAGGTGCAGGTAAAAGTTATATATGTTCTGGTAACATTATTCGTGCCGCTCAAGAACAGGGTATTTTTGTTGTCTTAATTGACTCTGAAAACGCCTTGGACAGGCAGTGGTTGTTGGATCTAGGTGTTGATATTAGTGATGAAAAGTTGTTGAAACTTAACATGGCTATGATCGATGACGTAGCAAAAACCATTCACGAATTTATGAAAGAGTATAAAGTAATGCCTTTAGAAGAACGTCCTAAGGTGTTATTTGTAATTGACTCACTAGGAATGTTGCTTACTCCAACTGACGTAAATCAGTTTGAAGCAGGTGAAATGAAAGGTGATATGGGCCGTAAACCTAAAGCACTTACTAGCCTTGTTCGTAATTGTGTTAATATGTTTGGTAGTTATAATGTAGGTATGGTTTGTACAAATCACACATACGCAAGCCAAGACATGTTTGACCCGGATGACAAGATTAGTGGTGGTCAAGGTTTTGTTTATGCATCAAGTATCGTTGTTGCTATGAAGAAGCTAAAACTTAAAGTTGACGCAGATGGTAACAAAGTCACTGATGTATTAGGTATCCGTGCCGCTTGTAAGATCATGAAAACACGATATGCTAAACCTTTTGAAAGTGTACAAGTTGAGATTCCATATTCAACTGGTATGGCTCCAACAAGTGGTTTGGTCGATATGTTCGAGAAAATGGGTGTGTTATCCAAGGTTGGGAATAAATTAGCATACACTAGTAAAGAAACTGGTGAGATTGTTGCAGAGTTCCGTAAGAATTGGACCGAAGAAAAACTACACGTTATCATGAACGAGTGGGATGCTAAAGCGGCCGAATCTTTAACTACAACAGCAATTATTACTGAGGAAGAAGAAGCATAATGGACGAGAATCTAATTATGACAGTTTGGGATATGTTTCGTGAATATATTCCAGAAAAAAATCGTGAAATGGCCGCAAATCAATATGTGGATTTTTTGCTAGGAAATGACATTGATGCAGACACGCTTCAAAGTTATACTGGTTACGATCCTCACCTCGACGAAGCAATCAAAGCAGTAACCGAAGAAGAATCTGATGAAGATGACGGTTATGGCTACGATGAAGAAGAAGAGGATTATTGATGAATTGGTACTCAAAAATCAGTCGAGACATCAGTCATTTGCCTGACTGTATTGAGTACTATTATGTTCAGTTAGAAGAAGCAAGGCGAGAGGTCAAAGTCTATGGAAACTTAGAAAAGTCCTCCGCCGCCTTGCCCGGTATTGTTGAACAACGATTTAATCAATTACAAGAAATTGAAGGTATATTGGAGTATCTTAATATTGAGCTACGCCGTACACGTTCAAAAGCATTTAAAAAATATTTGGAAAACTATCAACGTGCTTTAAGCAGTCGTGATTGCGAAAAGTATTGCGAAGGTGAACCAGATGTAGTGGACCTTGAAAAAATTGTAAACGAATTTGCCTTACTACGGAATCAATGGTTGGGCATCATTAAAGGTCTTGATATTAAACAATGGCAGTTAAGCAACATTATTAAATTGCGTACTGCTGGCATGGAAGATGTTCATATCTAATAATCATGTATATCGAAGAGTTGATTCAATTTGCTGTGGGCTCGGGCCCCTGGCTTTTCAAACATAACAATATTGTCTCTGGTCACGACGGTACTATACTGTCTAGTCTTGCAGATCAAATTGCGTTTAACGCAAATCAACTAACAGAAAAACAGGGTCATCTAGCTCTTAGAGTGCTTAATAAGCATCGTGCTGAATTGCGACCAACAGTTCCATCGATTGATGATATATTAGATAAGCCTGTTTGGAAACACCCTTTCAGGGTTATATCTCAACAAAAACGTATTTCAATTATCAAAACTCCTATAGAAGGTAATACAGGAAATGTTATTGCGTTAGAATTTCCCTACAACGAAACATTAGTTGAACTACTACGCAAAAGAAATTCAGAAGTCCATCAACTGTACAAAGGTACTTGGGATGGCAATGTTAAAAAATGGGTTTTTAATTTAACAGAAACAACAATTGAATGGATTGGTAGTATATTCTTGGCTCAAGAGTTTCATGCGTCTGAAGAGTTTATGGAACTATATCGATCAGTTAGTGAAACGTTTCTTGATATAGAACATCATTTGCCGATGTTAGTTTATACTGGCGGTGGATTTGAATTAAAAAATTGTCATAAGAAAATTCCTCAACCAGAAACAACTAATCTAGTTGAAGCATTGTTTTGGGCTAGAGAATACGGTGTTACTACTTGGGACGATAAAATTGATTCCAAAATTAAAACGGAAATTAATCCAGTAACTAGAACAGTTTTATCGTTGGCCAGTTCTAAACATCCTTGGGTAGATAGTGGAGTATATCCAATTGATGCATTCACTGATTTGCTAACCCACGGAGGTCCAGCATTAGTTGTTGTACCAGGGGGCAGTGAACTTACAATGGTAAAAGGTTGGATGGAGTTTGCTCATAGACTAGGTATTGAAACAAAAGATATGAGTGTTATGTTCAGATTGCCTAACGAACAATCGGACTTTAATAAATTTGTCAAAGATAATGATCTAAACGGGCCTATCACTGATACTACTAGACTTGTATTTGTAAGTACCAAAATTACAAAACCATTAATCAAATCGGGTGTTAAATTCAACACAGTAATCAACTTAGGCTATTATAATTATATGCATTTTACTATGAGCACAGTAGTTGACAATGCTCGGAACTTAGTGTATTATAGTACTAAAGCACCTACAATACAGAAAAGATGGCAACAGCACGAGTTATAATCAAAGACGAAGTTAACGTCAAAATAGAAGGACTTGATCTCGATACTAGGAAAGACTTAGTAAAGAAATTCAAGTACTTTCAGCAGAGCGCAAGGTATCAACCTGCGTATAGACTCGGACGATGGGACGGTTGTGTTAGTTTCTTTGGACTAGGCGGCACTACTTATGTTAGTCTACTGGATCAAATTCTCCCATTACTTGAACAATGGGGTTACTACATCGAAGTTGAAGATGAACGTACAAGCCCTGTATTAGAATTTACAAAAATTACAGAAGAATTTTGGGGTGATAAGTGTTGGCCAGACGGGCATAGATTTGCCGGCGAACCTATTCGATTGCGTGACGACCAAGTAGGAGTTGTTAATACATTCTTAGAAAACCCACAGGCATTACAGTCAGTTGCTACTGGTGCAGGCAAGACAATTATGACTGCCACACTTAGTAAGATTTGTGAAAAGTATGGTCGCACACTTGTTATTGTACCAAATAAATCACTAGTAGAACAAACTGAAGAAGATTATATTAACGTAGGATTGGATGTAGGTGTTTACTACGGAGATCGAAAAGATTTAGGTAAGACACATACTATTTGTACTTGGCAATCACTTAATATTTTAGATAAAAAATCTAAGAATGGTGAAGCTGACTTGATTACACTTGCTGAATTTCTTGAAAACGTTCAATTGATTATGATTGACGAAGTTCACCAAGCTAAAGCAGAAGTATTAAAGAATCTTTTAACACAGAATTTACGTAATGCTCCAATTCGTTGGGGACTTACTGGTACTGTTCCTAAAGATCCCCTCGAGTTTGAAAGTATTAAATGTAGTATTGGACCAGTAGTTGGTACTGTTACTGCTAATGAATTACAGGAAAAGGGCATACTAAGTACATGCCATGTAAATGTAATTCAGACACAAGAGTGGAAAGAGTTTGGATCATATCCAGAAGAGTTAAAATACCTAGTCACTGACGACACCCGCATGGAGTGGATTGCTAAACTTGTTAAAGGTATTGCAGATTCAGGCAATACATTAGTCCTAGTTGATAGGATTGAAACAGGAAAGTTTTTACAAAACGAATTAACAGATAGCGTATTCATTTCTGGAGCAGTAAAAACAAAAGACAGAAAAGAAGAATACGATGAAATTAAAACAAGTGATAACAAGATTATTGTGGCGACTTATGGTGTGGCCGCTGTGGGTCTTAATATTCCAAGGATTTTTAATCTGGTTATGGTTGAGTCCGGAAAGAGCTTTACAAGGGTTATACAATCAATTGGGCGAGGTATTAGAAAAGCAGAAGACAAAGACTTCGTCCAAATCTGGGATATAACAGCCAACACCAAATACGCAAAAAGACATCTAACTGAACGCAAGAAGTTCTACAAAGATGCAAAGTACCCGTTTACAATTGAAAAGGTTAAAATCTAAATAATGCAAATATTGACGCTAGACAACAAGACATTCTATTTGAATGATCTCCCCGAAGAAGTAGATGAAGATTTACGATACGCTGTGATGGATAATAGCGATAATCAAAATCCCGACTACTTTTATCTTCCTCTGATCTTCTTAGAATCGTTTACTGGTCCAGCAGTAGTATTAAAAATTGGACCTTACGAAGTTACTATGCCGTTAGATTGGTGTACTATTGTAGGCGATCCAACCGGCCCAGAAATGGAAGTACTGCCCTTAACAAGTTTAAATGATCGCGGATTTAGAACTTTTACATTTAATCCATTAAGTAGTTTTCGTCCTGAGTTCTACGACATTGATATTATTAATGTTTACCAAGATGTTAAATGGTATTTTCCAAAGATGAAACCTGGACAGCTATTATGTACGCCGTTGCATGGAGGAGAAAAACCTGTATGTGCGTATTTTGTTAAAGAAGTTAGTCGTCAGAGCGAGATTGTCAATTACACTAAATGTTGGTAAGATATGAAAGACAAAGATTGGTTAGAACGAATTAGCATTGCTTATAAGGTATATCCATTTCCTAGTAAAGAAATTGAAGCGTTTATCACGTGGCTATACAACCAGTACGGTATTGTAAAACCAGAGAGTAAAGATGGGAAATCTTAAACCAGGTGTACCACTTATACACGAACGAGTAGGTAATGTAGTCTACTCTAGAGAATTTGGAGCAGATCCTATGACTAGAAAAGTGACCGGTTGGAATTATAACAAAGACGATCCAAACTTTGATCCTCGTACCGGTGACGGTCGCCCACTACATGAACACATAATGGATTCAAAACTTTGGGGTGAGATTCGAAGAGCCGCGAGAGATAATCCTGCTTTACAAGCGGCCATTGACCGTGTTATAATAACATATCACCTAAGTAAGGACAAAGATGGCACTTGATATCAAACGTGAATTAGCCGCAGTTGATTTAAGAAACTACGAGTTTTATGATAAACTTACGCCTGAAGAAAAGAAAGATTTTAGCCCATACATCCTTATGCGATATGTTGCTAACGTAGAAGGGGATCGCGATTTACAAGAATGGTTTCTTGAACGTACAAATGAACTAGTTAATAAAGATCACTGGACACTTAGTAAAAATCATAAGGCATTGCTTTGGAAGTTATTTGCAGGATGTGGTGTTGGTATGAAAACATATCATCCATATCTCAAAGCCGGTACAAAAGAAAAAGCGGAAAAGATTGAAAAATTATTAGCCGAATTGTATCCTGCTATGAAATTGTCAGACATTAAGCTACAGGCTAAAATGATGTCTAAGGAAGATAAGAACGAACTATTTGATAAAATGGGCTTTGATAAAAAGCAACGAAAAGAATACGAGTAATGTTTAAATTAGAAGAACAACCGTACAACTGTGTACATTGTAGCAAGGCGTTTATGAAAGAAAAAACGCTAGTGGCTCATATGTGTGAACAGAAACGTCGAGCTCTTCAGAAAGATGAAAAGCGTGTTCAAGCAGGCTACATGGCTTTCAACAGATTCTTTCAACTTACACAAAATGCTAAAAAACTCAAAACGTATGAAGAGTTTGCTAAGACTGCTTATTACAATGCTTTCGTTAAGTTCGGAAGTTTTGTTAATAATGTTAATCCCATATATCCTGATAAATTCATTGATTTCGTTATTAAGAGTGGCGTTAAATTAGATCACTGGTGTAGAGACGAACTGTATGAACAGTATCTATATGAGATGCTTAAAGTAGAACCAGTTGAGTCCGCAGTTCAACGTACTATTACAACAATGA